ATATATAGTTCCATATGATGAATAATTTAGTGGTTGAGAAAAATAATTTTAACTATCCACTTTTTGCGGTTGTTGAGGACTTCTTCGGTGCCGCGGTAAAGGGGAGGGAAATTATGATAGGAAAGAAAAGACTGGATGAATGGCTGAGAAAAGCTCGAAAAGGTGCGCGCATTACGTATTTCCGCGGTTACCTTTGCGACCCTTGGCTGCAGCCCTATGACAAGGTAAAACATGAGGATCATCCGAAAATACTTCGATTCCAGCGCTATGTAATGGAACAGTACGAGAACGGCAAGGTTACGCTGGTCCAGAAAAAACACGGTGAAATGGATTACGAATACATGGCGATAAAAAGATGATTTGCGGATTGTTGAACATCGCCCTGTGGGTAATAGGATTTTGGATAGTATTGCAATGGATATTCTAATGCTTTACTATCTTAATCCCAAGTTTGAGGGGGAAAGAACTGATCTCTTAAAGCAAGGCCAAGACGATCGGGCGTTGGTCACGAATGACGATGACGCCGCAACAGAACTTGGCCTTGCTTTAGGAGAGAACGACACTGATTGCAATTAGTGTTACTTTCTGGCTGAACAACAAGTGCAAAGTTGTAAAGCAACGGCTCCGGGGGATATGCCCCAATGGGTGAAGGACTGGAGTTGGGTACTGAGTACCGTTATCATTGTAATGGATGATTTGCCGGGAAAGGTTGTGGGTGCGTTCATCCAAGACCCACGAAAGCTCCTAAACAGTTTAGGCATTGGTAACATGTGCTTAATCCAGGGGTGCAATAAACGGAGTCATTCGGCTTGCACCCCTTAAAAAGGACAAAAATGAGTTTATACGACAGGTTATTAAAGGAAAAAGACCGTCTTGGAAAGAAGGCACTTCGCTTTCCCAAGACGAACAAAGAGTTGCTCGATCGCAACAGGTGGGAGAGGATCTACACAATTCTCACCCGCCGTTACGAGTACGGAATTGAGGAGGTAACATGGAACCAGTGACAATTTTTTTTATCGCATTCGGAACGCTCTGGATCATAGGCGTGCTGTCGTGAAAGATGAATGAGCAGAAGAACAAATACATACAGTCAGAGCGAAACAAAATTCGTGAGAGACGGACTAAGCAGGCACTTGAGGATTCAAAAAAATACAGGGAACCAAAAGTCAAATTTGAGCGTCCGCAGGAAGGGAAGATTGAAAAACGCATTGGCGGAATGGATACGTTCCATGTTGAGAAAGGCGAGGAAAAGAACACCTACCGCATTGTCACGAAAAGGGAATATACGTTCGCTTATACAATACGGGCTAAGAACGAGGAAGACGCGATGATACGAACGCTTAAGTATGTATCACATGATGGATCAGGGCAATACTTACAGGGTCCAATGCAGTTGGGCAAGCCACTCATTCGGGAGTGGATTGACAAGATTGAAAAACTATAGGAGTTAATTATGGCTAAAAAAGCTAAGAAAAAAGCTAAGACAAGAAAGAGACTAACACCACTGGAAAAAATCAGGAAAGAGCTCACAAAGCTCGAGGCGCTTCACGCAAAGGAGGAAACGATCGTTGAGAAGATCAACGAGATCATTGAAGACGGGGAGTTCGAGGACGCGGGTTATGACTTCGACAAATGGGAAGGAACAAACGGTGACTAACCAGGAGCTGCAATATGACATCTATCAGCCTTTTGGTCCAAGCATACTGAAGACCAAGATGCCGCAGGGATTTACCAACCTTCTGAACGCGGAAGCTGACAGGATCCTTCATGATGACAAGCTGAGTGAGGAGCATGACTGGTCACACAATCTTGCGGGCAATGTCAAGAAGGAAATTGCGATAGACCACAACAGGATTAAAAATCTTGCGGAGTTTCTCATTACGATGTCAAAGACATACTACAAGCACACGATTGACAAGGAACCCGCTGACGGCAGCAAGGTTGCGTTTCGCGTATGGGTGGTATCACAGGTGGCGGGGGATTTTAATCCCATGCACATTCATGACGCGAACCTGTCCGGCGTTGCGTTTCTTAAGATTCCACCGGGATTCAACGCTGAGTATGAAAAGGAGGACCACCACCCAACGGCCGGATGCCTGGAGTTTCTGGGCTCCATGCCAAATCATTTTGCGCGTCACAGTTACATCGCGAAGCCGGAGGTTGGGGACTTTTACCTGTTTCCCTCATGGCTGACGCACCAGGTGTATCCGTTTCGGTCAAAGGGTGAGCGTAGGTCGCTTGCCTTCAATGTGCATTTTACGCTGGACAACCCAGTGAAGGGAGTTAATGTATAAAAAAATTACATTAAAGGATTTCCTCGCGCGCGTCAGTGTGCGTGTGGATAAGCACGGAAGGAAGGTTCTTTTCGTGGAAGAAATAAAACTTAGAAAGAAGGAAAAACATGAATAATTACATGTCAAAAAACGAATTAGCTAATTCGCTTGGGGTCAGCCTCGGAACCATTAACAGAAGGATGAAAGAAATTCCTCACATGAAGATGGGGGATAACAGGAAGCATAGGGTATTATTTGATCCTGAAAAAGTTAAGGAATATCTTAAAAAATTTGAAGTTAACATACCCATGGATAAAAAAGATTTGGAGCGTGATTTAAGTTGGGCACGTCATTTCTATCCCTACCATGATGAAAAAGGCGTAATAGTCTTCCTTAACGAAGTGAATCCGAATGACAAGAATGATCAACAGAAATGGGGAAGGGTGGAATTTTAAATGGCCAGTGGATGGAAAAGAGAATTCAAGAATGCAGGGACCATGCATGTACAAGTGAATGGTTCCATAAACCGCCCTCCGGGAACCGGAAAGCATTTCATGGGGAGGATACTGCAAAGAATGAACAAAAAATTCAAGAGGAAAAAGAAGCGTGGTTGAGGACAACAAGTACAAATCGGTTGCGATCAAGGAACCATACTATGACGCCTTGGTGCGGATGGGGCTGGACGCGATGCGTGGGCCGGGACAGCAGATGATGGTGTTGATCAAGAAGGAAGCGGAAGCAAAAGGAATCAAAATCAGGGAACCCAAAAAGGTGAAGAAATGAAATCGCTGACAAAAGCAGGAAATGACATAATAAAGATAATAATGGAGTGTGAAATAAACTTAGATGATCTCCCCCGAGTTGTGGGCAGGATTTCCACGGAGGTAAAAATTCATGGACATCCCATCCCCACACCTTTAATACTTGATTTAGTTGATGAATTTTTAAATGACCGCACTGAAAGAAAAAAGATAAAGGGCATGGAAGGGTTTGATGAGGAGAAGTTGGAGATGGCTTTCAATAAACTAAGCCGTAAATGGGGAGGCAATAATGTCAACTAAAAAAATAATAGACATGTTTCAGGTGGAGGAAGGAGCCATCAATCCCAAGACGGGGTTGACGGAGAAACCCTCCTGGTACGTTCGTTTTGAGGACATGTCTGATCGCGTGCTGTTCAAGTCAAGGCTGCAGGAGCTGCTGTCCATGGGTTTCCGCAAGACGGTGGAAAACTTCAAGGCGGGAAAAGCCACAACCACACAGGGTGGAGAAGCCCGATTTTGGGTGGTGGTATTCCAGGACTATGAGGTACGGCTGCAAACAAAGGCGCAGATCATGGAAGTAATAAGGGAAGGACACAGTCACAGGGATGATGAGGACAATGCAAGATTTGAACGAAGCGGAGACGGAACAAAAGAAGAACAGTTCACCATCGAGTAAATATCCACATTGCTGGCCGATGGTCAAGATAACGTGGATGGACGCAATGGACGGTGACACGGGATGGGTTCCCCTTGGAAAAATGAGGGACGCCAAACTGGCAACGTGCGTTGACATAGGATGGATGATACGCAATGATGAGCTGCGGGTCACAATCATGGGATCATGGTGCCTGGATCCACAGGAGACAAAGGAAGAGGACAAGGAAGGCGGAAGATACATCACAATACCTAAGGGTTGGGTAAAGAAAATAGAATATTTGGTAGAAAGCTATGGAGAGATTCGAGATTAATGTCTGGAAGGACGCTGAACTGCTTAGCAAGGAAGTGGTGCAGTTCCCCTCCAGGAAGGAGTGTTACGATTACGTAACGGAAAAATACCACGGTCCCAGTTCATGGACCGGTGCGCACCAGAATTCCAAGACTGGAATGATCAGGTGGAGGGCTCCAGTGGGAATCAGGGTTACCTGGGGCAAGCTTCCGGAATACAAATACAGGCCTAAAAAACTGTCAGCCGATGACAAAAAACTTCAGAAAGAGCTGTATGACTCAATAACGGAGGAAACTGTCAACAACGAAGGCAAGAAGGACATGTTCGCCAAATTAAGAAAATACTACGGTCCCAATCCTGACGCAAAAGGATATGATGAATTCCCAGGAAGGGCCGATAAAACATACGACCGGAAATAAGATGAAGACGGACACCAAAACCGGAAAGGTACGGCAAACCAGGCGTCCACACCACAACATAAGAAAGCCTGTCAAGAAGTATTTTGGCATCACGAGAAACCAGAAGAAAATCCTTGACATAATAAAGAAATACATCAAAACCAATGAATTTTCACCAAGCTACGAGGAACTGTCTCAATTGTGCGGTTTGAGGACAAAGTCAGCCGTTCACAGGTATCTTCACTGCCTTCGTGAGAGAGGATATATTACCTTTAAAAACAACATGAAACGTGGTATTAGGGTATTGTAATATGATCTCAGTGATAAAAAGTTTTTTGTTTTTTTATTTACCGGGAAATAGACAATACCGTAATACCTTTTGGTATAAACTATTGAAAAATATAAACAATATGGTATTACGAAGGTATTACGAGTCTAAACGACGCAAGGAAGTTTTTTGTTTTTTTTATATTAAAATGATTAAAAATATACGTATATCAATGGGTTAAGGGTCATGGTAGATAAAAGAATTGCCAATACCACTGGCAATACCAAAGACATGTCTTTAAAGCACCCAAAAGACGGTGAAGGATTGACTGACAAGCAAAAAGTGTTTGTTAAAATCTATTCCGAGAATGAGGGTAGATTGACACCAACGGAGTGTGCAAGACAGGCAGGTTATTCAGAGGCATCTGCCAACGTGACCGCTTCCGTGTTGTTAAACGGCAGACGGTATCCAAAAGTGGTGGATGCTGTTATTAAACGAAGAGCTGAATTGGAGAAGACGCATGAGGTTAAACTACAAAAACACGTACAGGAGTTGGCTAGGTTGCGTGAGAAAGCTCTTAATGAGAAGTCTTATTCTGCTGCCGTTAATGCTGAGCGGTTGCGAGGGCAGGCCGCAGGACTGTACATTGACCGCAAAGAAATCAGGACAGGAAGTATTGATTCTATGTCCCGTGAAGACGTTTTAAAACAATTGAAAGAGTTAGGACTAGATGGAAAATTTAAAAAAGAGGGAGATAAAACTGTCCTTTCGGTCGAAGAGAAATCCGGTAGCGAAGGAATTAAGGACATCACCCCAGTACAAGCAGAGGATAGTAAAAGACAAGAAAAAGTATGACCGTAAAACCGGAAACAACTTTTTGGAAGAATGTAAAGAGATTATTAGAAGGTGGTGATTACATTGTTTCACGCCTTGAAAGTTATGTTACACCAGGATTCCCTGATTGCCTAATATTTCACAATGTTACAGGATTCTTTACGATTGAGTTGAAGTTAATCCAGCATAATAAGAAGATAAAGCTCTCACCCTTTCAAATAGGGTGGAATATGCGTCATGCCAGGCTGAACGCTCCAATATTCATCCTTGCTGGGTCGAGAACCAAGGACTACGTTAAACTGTTTTCGGGTGCGTGGACCGAGCACCTCGGCCAAAAAACAGTGGACCAAGTGCCCGGGTTGTACGAAGGACGGCTCGCGGACCTTGATTTGCGCTCCGCGGTGCTTGAAACTCCGAAACTCCCCTCGTAATACTTTAGTTTTGTGGATAACCTGTGGATAACTCTCCACCGGGCCCGCAGCGGGCGCCGGGAAACGAGTGGATCAAACTCCCAAACTCCCCTCATATAGTATATTCGGATAAATTGTGCCACGATATGCAGTCCTGTTTCCCGGGATCCTGGCCACTGACATCCTGACAGGAGCTTCAAACTCCGAAACTCCCCTCATATGGTATATATTTCGACATTCAGGCACAAGATATAGGTGAGCTGGAACGACCGGGGCGCCCGGTGCGTTCCTGACTGACTCC